CGATTTTTTACCAGCCGAGGAGCTTATGAGAGATATTATTATGTCGCGGTATCGATGCGGGAAAAACTGTAGTCGCCGTTGATATTTGAAGTATGACATGCTGCAGGTTTCCTCCTATAAATAAAAAAGACCCCAGGGTAACACTGCCACGCCTTATCCCTGAGGCCTTATACAGACTATAATTTTTATTGGCGTGGCAGTGCTCATAAGTAATCAGTGGTATTAATTGATTATTAATAGCGGGTGTTGATTTAGCAATAAAAAATGCCACCCGGGTAGAACTCTACACCGAGTGGCTTGGTAATAACGGATTTTACGTTTAATCCGCCGCTCGTTAAAGCCCTACCAAAGCCGACATTTTTGGGGTTGTCGGTAAAGCATGTTAATTTGTGATTTATAACAGTGCTTAATGATAGTATAATATCTTTTGTTATTTTATGCAAGGATTATTTTTCTCCTATAAAAAATAATAATACTTGACATTAGCTGTATTATGCAGTATAATTAGGTATAAAGGAGGAGTCTAATGGCTAAAACATATGACATAGCCCATATAACTTACAACACGGGTCACGTAGTTACAGACAAAGATCGTATACCGAAAGGTATTGATACTACTACTATCATTCCCCCTATGGATAAGATAGTAGCCCATAAAGGCCCTTACCCTGTTCAAATAGAGCCTTTCTTACCTTTCATGAAAAATATTTCCATTTATACATCTTTTGACAAAGATATTAATGCATTAGCATTTTCGATCTTTCAAGGAGATATTCCTATTACCACGAGTATCCTGTTTCTCGATTCTACTACTGATATCAAGAAAGTATTATCAACAACTTTTTCATATCCATCGAACTTACCGGATCTCAGCAATTATTCCAAAAATGTCATTTTGGTATCTGTTATTCATCCAAATAATCCAAATAACATCGATCTTACCATGATGGAAGATATTGCTGGTTTCGAGTACGAATATGCAAAAACCTATCTCATATAAAAAGAAAGTTGGTATATATATGAATAAAACATCACTGTTAAAGCCCTTGACCGCCAAAAAGCGTTACACTGTTGAGATCCCTCAGGGGCTTTATAAGTCATTAAAATTGTTGGCTAATGCTGAGGACAGGAGTGTCAGGTACATAATTGTCAGGGAGATGACAGATTATGTCAAAAGAAGGAGAGCTAGGGACTTTACGCCAAAATCGACTAAGAACGGAGAAGAAAGCATATGCCTTTTACCGATCCTTTTGTAGTTATCGTCGCAGCAGTAGTCAGGGAGATGACAGATTAACTAGTGAAAGGAGATATATATATGGTTAAGATTTCTGTAATAATGATACTGGTTTTTGCATTACAGGCTCTTCCTTTAAATTTTTCTCTTGAAGGAATTCATCCTACGATCATGGAGCCCGGGTCATCATTCGACCCTAGTACTATTGTTAAACCTAGTAAGTACAGCGTAGGCTACAATAAAGGCTGGTCAGACGCACAAGAATTGCTTTGTGACTGTCCAGATGACTCTTATGGCGTGATAAAACCCCCTGGTAATATAGAGAACCCTGATGATTATCTAGGGGGCTACAACGCAGGGTACAAGGCAGCAATCAAAGAACATATCGATAAAGCTACAAAACTCCTTAAACCTTAAATATGTGATAATCAATTAATATTATACTCCATAAATAGTACCGTACACAGGAGGTCTACTTATGGAGTTTCTTTTTTTATTAGCCGGTATTGTTACAGGCATTCCTGCCGGTTACCTCATTTCAGTTCTTAAGCAATTACCCAAAGTCAGTAAAGAACAACAGGTTAAGGATGGTGTTGTGTATCTCACAGAGGAGCACGACGACCAAGTTTTAGCCTCCGAGTGTACATAAACATGCTTATTATTATCAATGGGTTAAATATAATTGTGCACGATTGTGCACGGAGATTGTCAAATGTTGGATGATCGTCGCCAGGAACGTTTCGCCGAAATGCGAGCACGGCATTTATCATTGGATGACTGTGCCATCAAGCTTAAGCTGTCAAAATCTTTAATGGCACGGTGGGGACGAAACCAGGATATTATGGACAGGATAGCGTTCATGGAAGTGCGCTATAAAAATGCCATGGATTTTTGGTCTCACAGAGAACCACCCAGCGGTGAGCAAATCATCACTGAGATTATGAGGGTGTATGAGAATGCTTCGCGGGATCAAGACAAACTGAAAGCATTAGAGCTTTTGGGACGTTATCGAGCATTGTTTACCGAACGCCAGGAAATCACCGAACTGCCACGGCGTGTGGTGATTGAGGACGAGCATGGTCAGAAACTTACAGTCATTGACGGTCAAGCTACATCCGAAGCAGCGTGAAGCTTATACCAGTAAAGCTCGCATAATCTGTTTTGTCGGCGGTCTGCAGTCTGGGAAGTCTACGGTAGGCGGTCTGTGGATGTACAGGAAAACGGCTCTGCAAGATATTGAGGGTACCAATTATCTTATAACGTCTCCTACGTACAAGCATCTAAGCCAATCAATTAGGCCCTGGGTACAATCCCTCTTCAAAAATTCAGGCATATATAATAAAGGAGATGAGGTCTACCATCTTAATGGTGGTTCTCATATGTGGTTACGCTCATTGACTGATCCTACATCTATCGAAGGTATCCCATCCGTATCAGCAATCTGGGCCGATGAGGCTGGCATGATATCTTATAATGCCTGGATGGCATTGTTGGGAAGATCCGCTTTCGCCAAAGCTCCTATTTTTATATCTTCTACTCCATATTCTCAAAATTGGTTGTATAGGGATTTATATGTGCCGTGGTTAAAAGGTCTACTTCCTGATGTAGACATAATACAGTGTAAATCAATAGATAACCCTTTCTTCCCTAAAGACGAATATGAACGACAGAAAACATTGATGGACGCCAGGATCTTTCGAATGAAATATGACGCTGTCTTTGAAAAACTGTCAGGGCTTGTATATCTTGACTGGGATGATGTGTTAAACGGTTGGGAATCTTGTGTGTTACCTTTAGATAGGTACCAGTTTTTTGCTGGCGTTGACATAGGTTTTGCCGATCCTTTTGTAGTTATCGTCGCAGCAGTAGCAAGGGATGGTTCCCATATAATCTTATGCGATGAATTTTACCGGTCATTTACTTCTATCCACGACAAGGTTTCTGTCCTTAAGCAGTTAAATGACAAGTGGTCATTAACTATGATATATTGTGATGGTGCTCACCCGGAATCTATCGAAGCTTTTTGTTCTGCGGGTTTAAATGCTGTTGCTTCTAAAAAAGGGCCGGGATCAGTACAGCACGGAATTAGTATTGTAACGAGTCTTATTAGAGATAGGACATTGAGATTAATGGCTGGTAAATGTAATAATTTTGTTGATGAAATATCAACTTATTCTTATCGAGAAGTAGATGACGTTAATAAAACCACGGAAGAACCATTAAAAATGAATGATCATGCCATGGATGCTTCGCGTTACCTTTTATCTTCTATCCATGACCATTATTTAACCATTTCACACAATGAATTTGAGCCTACTGTCACACATCTACAAAGGGTACTAAACGGAGATTATGATAATAAAGATAATAATGATTGGTATAATTATTGATAATCTCTTAATATGACTGAACATTTATATATGAATAGCCCGGAGAATTGTGCAAAAATATTTATAACCTGGAAATGGGCGGTGGGCTTTTTCCTGTCTTTGTTGGCAACAGTTGCCGTTTTAGGATGGAAAGGGGGGACGGAGATATCAACTATCCAGCAATTTCAAAAAGGGATGATAGAAGACATAGCCAGCGTACAGGGTGATTTAGATAACCTAAGAGTTATACATAATGATCTTGATTCAATCAAGATGATGATAAGGCTTAAAAGATGATCTACCAATATAAATGCTCTTTGTGCTATAGAAATACCGAGATATGCAAATCAGTATCGGAGTGTGACAAGGACGAGTATTGCGAGTGTGGGAATATCTTGGATAAAATTTATTCTGTGCAGGTGAATGGTGGAAGAGCATTTGGTAAGACTCTTAGAGTCAATGGCCGGGATATAGTGTCCGTTAATGAATATGGGCCAGTCAAACCTAAACAGACTAATAATTATGATTTAACCGATAAAGAAATGCAGCATATCTCTGAGATGGATCAGCTTGTCGGGGATTACACACGGGATGGAGCATTAAAAGATGCCTGACGCAGTACAATATAGGGACCCAAATCAACCGCGATCAGAGCTTAAAGGCCCTGGATCACCGTCTAATAATAATGATGAGACGGATGATATTATCAAGCTCGTGCTGGATTTATTCGAACAGGGCTCCGAAGCTAGAAAAGGTTATGACAATTCCTGGGACAAGCGTCTTGATTATTATGAGGGCAGACAGTGGTCGTCGGACAAGCGGCCGTCTTATAAGTCGAGGCCGGTTCATAACATTATCAGGTCAACTATCCAGTCACAATTACCTTTGCTTACCGACAATCGTCCGGGCTTTAATGTGACTCCACGGGAGCCACAGGATTTCTCCTTCTCTCAGATTGTTGGTGAGGTCGTAGAGGCGTGGTGGGACAATTCGGAGATGCAACATACAATAGTCCAGGTCTTATTTGATTCCATGTTATATGATGCCGGAATCCTAAAAGTCACTTGGGACATCGAAGCGGAGCTTGGCTTAGGAGATATTAAGTGTGAGGTTGTAGACCCGAGAGATATTTATGTGCCTTACGGGGCCGTAGATTTTGATCATGATTGCCCATGGGTAATACATAAAGCTACCAAGACAGTGGGTGAGCTTAAGCGTAGGTTTCCGGAGTTTGCGGAAAAGATACGCCCTGACAGTAAATCAACGGATAATAATAATAATAAAGCTATATCACAGGATATCCAGTTGGTATCACCTACGGATAAAAAGGGTAATAATGATGTATCTACGGCAAACGGCGCTGACCAGCGTAAGACTGCTACGGTTTACGAGCTTTGGATAAGAGATGACACGATTGAAGAGATAAAGCTTGCTGATAATGATAATAATAATAATACGATGAAGAAGAAATATCCATTAGGCCGTCTTATAACTATTCTACCCTTTTCAAAAGTTTTATTACAGGATGTCCCGGTCCCTTACATGCACGGTAAATGGCCTTT